TCTGGCGTCGTTAAGAAAAGCCGAACAGAACATTTTTGTTCCATCCGGCTTGGCACGGGGTTTTTTGAAGAGCTTCCCTAAGTCTTTTGGAAAAGTCGCCGTCAGTTAAATCGTCCAGCTTCTTTTGAAGCTCGCGGTCTTTGAGACTGTATTTCATGCTTTCACTCCTTGTTCTGCCATGCCAAAGGCGATTTCCTCGATCATCGATCGCTTAACCGGAGGAATTATCACGGCCTTGGTCTCGGTCTTCTTCTCGGCTTTCTTCTCTGAGTTGTATGCACGGTACTCGTAAAGGGCGATTGCGGGGTCTGCGTACTTCTCGTTTGTCAGACTCACAAGCGTGTCATGATCGTCCGTGACGGACATAATCCCCGCGTTGACGAGCTTTTGCACCGTAGCCTTGAACGACGCTGCGACTTTCGTCCTTATCCCGAGCGCGTCGAGCAGCGAAGACATACGCAGCGGGCCTTTTTCGCCGATGATCGCGAGGGCCTTGTCGGCCCTCACGCCGATATATCCGTTGTGGCTCATCGGATGCTCACGCTTTCGCGCGCCTCCAGGCTGCAGCCGGGGACCTCGACGCCGTCGAGCAGTGCCTGCTTGATGGCGACCTTGTTCGGGCTTACGGTCGTCTTGACGGTCGTGTAGGCCTCGGGCAGGTCTGCGCCTTCGGAGACTTCGACGGCCTGCGTCGTGCGGATCGAGACGGTCACGCGGGCGGTCTTGACCTTCCCAGTCGCGTGCAGGGCATCGAGGAGCATGGACTTGATGTAGTCGGAGCGCTTCTGCATGGACTTGACGCGGGCGATCATGCGGTCGGCTTCGTCCTTGGCGGCCTTGGCTTCGGCATCGAGCTCGCGGAGGTAGAGCGCGGTGGCCTCGACCTTGTCGGAGGCTTCGGCTTCGACGGCGTGGAGCGCGTCGGCCTGAAGGATTTCCCCAGTTTCCTCATCGAGCTCGATGTGATCGAGGGCTTGGCGGATGGCGTCACTGATTTGGTAGAGCTTCATTTTGCATACCTATGAAAAAGCCCCGCCGGTTAGGGCAGGGCCGATTGAGAAAATGGTTGGATGATGGCTATTGCTTAGCTAGCCGTCAGTGCGCGATAGCAGGACAACTGCTTCACGCTATAGCCGTTGCGCTCGAGTAGGGCCTCGATGGAACCGAGGTTCATGCTTGTCACGGCTTCGTAGAAGCGGGGCGCGAGAGGCGACTGGAGGAGCCGCATCAGGTTGAGGACGGTCGAGAGGTCTTCTCGGAAGAGATATCGCCAGTAGTAGACGAAAGTCCGCAGGTTCTCGGCCTCACGCGCGGAGAGGACGATCGACCCCGCGGGAATGGGGTGCAGGCCACAGTGAGGGCAGCCGCCGTCGGGGCGCGTGGCGTGCGGCACCTCGGGAACGTCAAGTTCCACCTCTCTGATGAAGTCGAGGCAGTCTTCGAGCTGAGTACGCGGCAGTTGGTCGTATCGTGCGATCTGGTAGCGTGCCTTGATGGCTCGGTAGATCGTCCGATAGTTCGATGAGGTCTTGTGTGCACGGATGGCCACTTCGCGCTGGATGGCTCGCTGCTCGGCGGGCGTGATCGTGGTCTGTGCTTCGTAGCGTCCCGTCTTACGGATGGACGGCAGGACTTCGGACGTGACCCAGCGCTTGAATCGCTTTGCGGATTCGAGCTTTGAGCCGAAGATCAGGGCATAGAGACCGGACTCGTTGACGCAGTTGACCGTTTGGCGGCCGCCAGCGGTTTCGATCTCGGACTTGATGAGGTCTTCAGGGTCGACGTGGGAAGCGATCGCTTGACGACCGTTACCAAAGCCAAGGGCTGAACAAACGTCGTTAGCGACAAAAAGCGGAAGCTCGGGCGTGCCGAGGGTTCGAACAGAAAAGCTCTCAAAAGAGAAGCTAGCGGGGATAGACATATGAAGTCTCCTAACAGGTTGTGACCCCTGCATACCATCCGCCAAGATGGTGGGCAGAACTTGCGGGTTGGCGGACCGGCTGTTAGGTACCCGGCGCATCTCTCGATGCCCCGCAAGTCCGTCCCATAAAAAATGGAGACTTGCGAAAGGGTGTCCAGAAATTGGACGCCCTTGCGAATAGCCAATAAAAATGCCGCTCCATCGAACGACAGGCGGCTATCCGCCTAACAGTTCGGGCCGCCAAGCCCGCGTCGAACCATTGCGGTGTCGACACGAGAAGCATACCCGAAACACAGGCGCGTTGTCAAAAAGCAGGGCGATGACCTTGACAAGTCTGGGTGCAGCGGTTACGATCTAGATGCGGGTAGTCAAGACTACGCCGTATACTCTGCGTGCTCGAATTAACGTTTAAGCGATCTTTCAAGATAGCCGACCGCAGGGGGAAAAGCCGCAGTTTGCGGCTTTTCTTTTATCTGCCACCTGTTCCTAATCTTCAGAATATGGACATATACGTTTATTCCGACGAGTCTGGCGTCTTTGATCGACAGCATAATGAATATTTTGTATTCGGCGGCCTTGTGGCGTTATCGTATTCTGAAGCGGACGAAGCCACCAGGCGTTACCAACACGCTGAGAAACTAATCAAGGCAAAGGAAGGGCTTGCTAATGACGATGAAGCGAAGGCGTGTTGTCTGTCAAACAGCGGTAAGTCCAAGTTGTTTAGGTCGTTGAATAATTTTCACAAGTTTGGAGTTGTCATTCATCAGAATCGGGTTAATCCCAACATCTTTAACAACAAGAAGACAAAGCAAAGATATCTTGATTATGCGTTCAAGATTGCGATCAAAAGAAAATTCGAGGCCTTGATTCGTGAAGGAACGATCGAACCATGCAAGGTCAGCAAAATTCGCTTTTATGTGGATGAGCATGCGACCGCAACAGATGGCCGTTATGAGCTCAGAGAAGCGCTAGAGCAAGAGTTTAAGATTGGGACGTTCAACTTGAAGTGGAGCGTCTTCCACGAGCCAATTTTCCCCAATCTTCAAAGTGTAGAGTTGCATTTTTGCGATTCAAAGAGCCGAGCTCCAATTCGAGCTGCGGACATTATTGCGAATAGGATTTATTTTTGCGCGACATCGAGAGATTTGAATTCTTTAAGAGGAAGAAAAGAATTTAAATTGATCGAACTCCCGTGATGGCCTAAAAAGCCCCCGGCAGTGCCGAGGGCTTGAGTTATTCGAAAAAATCGAATGACTGACCTTTTTGACAGCGTGGTCAAGATGGTCAGAAGGGTACGTCAGAGTCGTATGCCGGCTCAGGATCGCGTCGCTGTGCGGCGGGCTTACGATCCGCTGGCTTCGCCTCACGGTCTTCCTTCTGACGGATTAACTGGAGCTGATCGGCGATGATCTCAGTGGTCCAGCGCTCGATCCCTTGCTTGTCCTCATACTTGCGCGTGCGCAGGCGGCCTTCGATGTAGATCGGATCGCCCTTGCGGACGTACTGGCTGATGATCTCGGCGAGGCGGCCGAAAGCGGAGACGCGGTGCCACTCCGTTTCAGACTGAGCCTCACCGGCCTTGTCTCGCCACTTGCGAGTCGTTGCGATCGAGAGGGCTGCGACGGTGAAGTTACCTTCACGAATCTCGGGATCCTGACCGACGTTGCCGAGAATGATTACCTTGTTAACGGATGCCATTGTTTCTCCTTAGTGAGATATTGATGCGGCCTCGGCGTCGGCATTTGCCGCCGTGGTCTTGAGTTCTTCGTGAAGGCCAGAGCGCACCATCGCTTTTCTCTGGTCGGGGGTGATGCCTTCAAAGAAGGCCCTGTACGCCTCCATGCCTGAGTCCGCCGCGCACCGTGCCGAAGCGATGATGTCTTCGGCCAGGAAGGGGGGCGGCTCTTCGGGGCTTGCGTCCTTGTCGGTGTCCGGCTGGCCCTCGACGGGGATGCAGAAGAGCTGAAACATCAAGCTCTTGTATGCGTAGCTCATGGCCTTGCCAGATGCCTTGTCGCCGTTGTCCATGCCTTCGCCTAGCGTGACTACCTCGACGTATGAGCCATCCTTTGCGCACGTTACGCGGTAGGTGATGTGTAGACGGATGAGACGCATCTTGCCGCTGACCGCTTCGGGCTCCTTGTCCATGCGAACAGGGGCGATGTAGAGGTGATGCTTCGCGAGGAGAGGGGAGAGGGCTGCGTACACTGAGTCGATGCCGCGATACTTGTAGTTGCCGCCGCCGCTCACCGTGGCATCCTTGCCGATACCCTGTTCGCGCAGAGCGTCGGCCACAGCAACGATTGACGCGTGTACCTGCGGCACGGAGTTTTGGTCTGTCATGATGTTTTGTCCTCAGAAAGGGATTTCGTCGTCGCCGATGGCGTAGAAGTCTTCAAGCGACTTGTCGTAGATCGGCTCGGGACGCTTTGCCCGATCGCCAAACCACTGGGCCCGCTCGAACTCATCGCGGCTGCCGTACTCGGGGTACGGATCGGCGGGATCGTCCTCCGGCTCGGGCATCGGAAGCTCGAGCGGCTCAAGCGCTGTTGTGGTGATCGTCATGCTTACTCCTCAATCTTGTGGCGCTCGTCGTACTCGAGTTCGAGCATCTCGCCGTAGAGCATTGAGGTCGCATGCTCAAGGGCCCGGTCGAGCTCCGAGCTGAGCGTGAGCGTCGCCTTGAGAGACGACTCGAAGTCGTCCACGTAGCGCGTCTCCATTAGCGCGTAGAGCGCTTTGATTCGCGCGTCGGGGTTTAGCCAGTAGGCAGGAAGCACGCGGTCGTAGTTGCTAAGGACGAACGTTCTGGCGTTGTCCATCGTTGCCTTGATGCCCTTTTCGTGCAGCTCAAGCGCGAAGTCTTTGAAATTGTCCATTTATCTCTCCCAGTGTCCAGTAATGAGCGCTCCGGCGACGATTGCCAGCGCGCCGATGAAGCTGATGAGCGTCCAGATGCGTCCAGGGCGCTCGCATGAAAAAGGCTCGACGTTCTGCCGAGCCTGCTTTGCTGCGCGCCGCTGCTCGAGCGGTCGCTTTCGAGTAATTCGTTTCATGTCGAAGTCCTGTGGAATGTGGTCGATGATGCGGACCGGGTCGGAGAAGCTCATTCGAGCACCTCGCCTTCGTCCTCTTCGTCGTAACTTTCTTCGTCCTCGTCCTCGTCCTCGTCCTCTGGGTCGGGGTCGGAGCCGCACCAGCGTTCGTAGTCGTCGGGTCCGCAGCCGTCGGGGTAGTTCCAAGCCATTTTTGTCTCCTAGTCAAAAATCCAGTGATAGAGGGTGGCCGCAGCCATTGCGGGCAGGATCACCAGGCCGAAGAATCCGAGCAGGCCTTCGAGGCCCTCGATGAAGTACCCGAGTACGCCAGAGCGCTGAGGCTCGGTACCGTCCGTGCCGAAGTAAGTGCGACGTGCGAGACCGTCGAGGTAAGTAATAAAGCGCTTCATGACGCCTCCGAAAAATGAAAAAAGGCATTCAGATGTCGCCGAAGGAGAACGCCACGCGAGGTGGCCGGCGGCACGTGAATGCCTTCTGATGAAAGTGGGGTGAGGGAGCCGGGGTGAACGCAAAAGCCTCTCGTCTGCAGATGCCCCGACTTTGGGATCTGGCCTAGTGAGCCGCCAGATCGGCACATATCTGCGTCATGCCGTTTGCCCTCAAAGTCGTCAAGGAAGTGCCTCTATGAAGCACTGGATGTTCTTCGCGACCGCCTCGTACTTGTCAGGCGTGCGCACTTTCGACAGTACATAGGGGTCTGTGAACATGTAGAAGCTGAGCGCAGCGGCGAACGCTCTGCAATCAACGCTGAGCCGGCAGATGTCTTCGGCGGTCGGCTTCTTGATGCCGAGCCCGAGAAAGTACCCGGCGGCGAAGGTCTCAAAGTCTTTGATTTTTTGCATGATGTTCAGGCAATAAAAAGCCCCCGGCGTGTGCCGAGGGCTGTATGAACAAGGTGTTTAGAGCGTGAGATCTGGTGATTACTTTTCTTCTTTTACGTCGTTACGCCATAGTTTTGGCATAAATGAACCGATGAGCGATGCTGTTGGGACGGCCAAGAATGCGCACGTTACGATTGTTGGTTTGTCCATGAGTGCGCAGACGATGGCGCATAGAACGCAAACAAGAGATATGGCCAGACCGATGTTCTGGCCTTTTTTCTGTGCCTCAAGAGCTCCAGCGCTTTCTTTCGCTGCTATGTCAACAAGAGTGGATTTGTTTTTGGCATCCTGATCGATGGCAGAGTGTCGAGCATTTTGTTCGGCCTCGGCCATTCTGACGATTCTGTCTGCGATGCCAGGGAGAATATTCTCGTACCGCGCCAAAATGTCCGGGTGAGGCAAAGGTCCCTCAAAGGTTTCGGATTTTGCCGCGATTAGCTGAGTTTGAGCCTCTGTCTGGACGTCCGGCACATTGCCTTTACTGTCGGTAATCCGTTCTGGCTGCGTCGAGCTCTTTTCTTGCATAGGCTACAGCTTTATCGAAGTCTCTTTTAATGTTGATCATGTCTTCTGCAGGTGAGCGGTAAGACGTCTCGAACAGGCGACGATCAATTTTCGTTCGCACACGAGGCGGGTTCAAGGCTACAAAAGGAGCTACCAACCCATCGCACACGCCCTTCATGAAATTCGTCATGAGCGATGTGTTTAACTTAGTCATGATGTTCCATCCCTGAAATCGGGGATCGTCGTATAAGGTATCCTCATCTTACCCGCTGTAGGTGCGGATGTAAACCGCGTAGCCGTCCTTTCTTGTGAAAGCTGGTTCAAGCACCCTCGCAAGTCGATGACTCGGTATTCGGTTGAGTGGGAAGCGAAGGCGCTTGAATCGGCTCCCTCCTTTGGTTGTAAGCTAAAGACGTCGGGATCTAGCAGTTTCGACGTTTGTTTAACCAACTCCCAAAGGAGGGAATATGGAGCTATATGAAGTTCAGCGATTGGTGCAAAGGGTCTCCGATTTAGAAAGCCGCGTTGAGGCGCTTGAGGAAGCCCAAATCAACCCGTACAACATCGTGTCGTTTACGGCCGTTGCTGTAGCCGGACAAATGAACCTCAAGCCGATTCAGATGGATCCGGTGAACTGCGGTCTAGTATCTTTCGCAGGAGAGTTCGCTTACCGTCAAGACGTTGAGGTTCTTCAACTTCTAGCCAAGCGACATAAGCTTCTCTAAGAATCCTCTGGCCACTGGAAGTTCGGCAGCGTTCAAGCGCTTCACGCATCCAGTGGTCAGCGTTTCCGTTTTCTCTAAAAAGCTCTTCTGTTACTACTTCAAGAACCAACTCTTCGAGTAGCTCGTCGTCTGTACGTTCTGTCATGCAGTTCTCCTTTCGAAAACCCACCTAAGCCCTCTCTGTGGAAAGGGCTTAGATCGGCTTTCGATCAGGTCGCGGCTGCGCATCGTCTGCGCTCAGGCCGCTCGGTGCATCGCACTCTGCTTCGTTTCAGCTGATCCTGATCTAGCTCGTGGGGCGAGCATCCGTCGCTTTCAGGTGGTCCCCATCCCAACCGCACTGGAAGATGCCCTCCAGCCGTCCGCTCACTTTTCATGCGCGACCTTTGCGACTACCGGTCTGAGCTGTACTGCGCGTCGCTAGACCCTTCTAGCCAACGGCGCAGCCGCTTCTCAGGCGGTCCCCGACACAGCTAAGTGCCGAGAGTCGGACATCGCTGCAGTCCCTTTCTCTCGCTCCGTGCCGCCGCCGAGGCTCCTTGCTCGGGAGGGCGGGGTTTCGTCCGCGGGAGGGGGCGCTGCAGCGCGCCGAGAGTGTTGCGGACAGCAATGCTTTCCGTAACGTTAAATCCAGTTTACCATAGAACAGTAAAAGTGGAAAGCAGGCGGCAAATAAATGCGCGGGAATTTGGAAAGGTAGGTTTAACCTATGTCAAACCCTTGCGAAATAGGGATGCAAAAAAGCCGGGCTTAGGCCCGGCTCTTGTGGTGGAGGGGTTTGGGTTAGAGGCGCTTTAAACATAGGCCGACGTAGGCGCGGCCGACGATGGCAATGTCCTCTTCGGTGGTGTCGATAGGCTTGTAGAACTCGTTGTCTGAAAGGAGGCGGAGGCCTCTGGGGATGATCTGTACGCGCTTGACGAATAGACCGTCTCCGATGCGGATGACGTACATGCCATCGCGCCGAACCGTCTTCTCCGACACGTCGACGATTACAGAGTCGCCTTCGCACAATGTCGGCTCCATCGAGTCACCGAAGGCGGTCATGATCTGCAGTGACCGCAGGTTCGCGGTCGGGCAATAGCGCCGGATCAGCTCGATCGACACTCTGACGAACCGGATCAGGATGAGCTCTCGGTCATTCAGGAAGCCCTGACCGCAGGAGACCTCGGCGTTGATGAGCGGGATCGATACTACATCGTCCGTGATGATCGTCTGCCCCTGGGGAGCGTTGCCGTCGCCATATTTGATATAGGCGGGCGTGACCTCGAAAAATTCGCACAGCTTCTCGAGACCGCTTTCGTTCGGCTCCGATGCACCGTTCAACCAGTTCGAGATCGTGACGTGAGTCGTCCCGAGCCGACGGGCAAGCTCTCTGTTCGAAAGGCCGGACGCCTTCACGAGAGCGCCAATTCTTTCGCTAACTGCTGACATAGCTCCTCCGTAGTGAAAGATCATTGTAAAAGGAGATTTAACGGAAGTCTGGTAAGTACGATTACCCTTCTTGTGGTAATATAAGGTAAAGTAAATTTACCTTTCCGCATGGAGGAGCTATGCGCGACACAACGGTGTCCATCGCGCTCGAGCGTTACGCGCTCCGCAACGGGTTGAAGCGCGGTGCTCAGAAAGACATCGCCAAGCGCCTTGGCGTTACCCGCCAGACGGTGCGCAACTGGTGCGTTTCTAATAGCGTAAGCCTCGATTACGTCGAGGAGTTCGCTCGCATCACAGGCGCGAAGGCGTCTGACCTGAACAAGCTTACGCGTCGCGTTTGCGAGGGATAGCTATGTCTTATGCGGCTGAGCGATGGGCGAGAAGTCAGACAGTCGGTAACTCGACTGCTAAGGCCGTTTTGCGTGAACTAGCTTTCTACCACAACGGCCAAACCGGTTTGTGTTGTCCGTCAGTAAGCAAGATCGCCCGAGTGCTCGAGGTCAAAAAGGCCGACACGATAACGGCTGCTATCAAGCGACTCGAAGAAGGTGGGTTCATCAGCCGTGAGTTTATCCGCGATCCTGAGACGGGGCAGATCCTGCGCACTGAGTATGCACTTATCGGCTTTGTAGCTTCTGAATGGGTGAGCTCCAAAAATCAGGATGCCTCCCCCGAAGATCAGGATGCCTCCCCCGAAGATCAGGGCACCTCCCCCGAAAATCGGGGTACCGTACCCCAAAAAAGGGGGAGAGGGTCCCCCGAAAAAAGGGGGGAGGGGTCCCCCGAAAATCAGGATGTAACAGGGAATAGGAACAGGGAAATAGAACAGGGAAGTAGAACAGGGAATAGCTTGCCCGCGCAAGCGCCGTGGGAAACCGACCATTTTCCCGACGCCACGAAAAAGGTCGAAAAGCCAAAGGCGACAAGAGCCAAGCCAAAGACAAGCTGCCCTTTCTCTCCTGACGATCCCATCCCGCCTGAATACCTTGAGTACGCACAAGCAAAGCATCCGAGCATCAACGCTCAGGCCGAGTTCACAAAGTTCGTCAACTTCCACCTTTCCAAAGACAACCGGTACAGCAACTGGCTGGCTGCTTGGAGAACTTGGACGACGAAGGCCGAAGAGTTCGCTAGCAGCAGGCCGCAGAGCCAGTCATACGCACAACGCAACAACAAGCCACTCATTTTCGATGACGCCTACTACGGCGACGGGAGTTTCTGATGAACGATGTAGTAAAGATTTTTAGGGAGACGGGGGTCCGAAAGGTGACGCTGACCTGTCCGAAGCACGGTCAGTACACGGTCGAGCAGGCGATCGTAGGCGGAAAGGTTGCTCATACGCCTGAATGTCCGATGTGCGCTGAGGAGCGTTGGAACTCCCCTGAAGAAAAGGCCGAGCGTGAGCGCTTCAAGGCAGAAGCTGAGGCACTCGAGAAAAAGCGTGCAGAGGAGGCTGCGAAGGCTGCTCACGACACCGCTGTGCGACGCGCACGCATCCCCGACGAGTTCGTGAGCAAGACGCTCAAGGGCTTCCGTGAGACGAATGCGCAGCTCTGTGAGGCGCTTCGCCAGGCGCGGCTCTACGTCGACAACTTCGACACGATCGCGCCGAAGGGCGTGGGCTTCTGTCTCTACGGCCAGTGCGGTACCGGCAAGACGATGTTGGCATGCGCGATCTTGCAGGAGCTTCTCGGCAAGGTGCAGGGGCTCTACGTGCCGATGTGGGACGTGCTCCGCGCCATTCGGAAGGCAGATGCCTTCAAGGCCGACACGGCAGACTATGACGCCCTCGTAAAGGCACCGCTCCTCGTCATCGATGAGATCGGCGTTCAGAACGGTTCAGCTTTCGAGGAGTCACAACTGATGTCCTTGCTGGACGTGCGCTACAGCAAGCACCTTCCGACTATCTACGTCACAAATCTTCTGCCGGACGTGAAGCCCGACACGAAGGAAATCAATCCCAACACGCTGAAGGCGAAGTTGGGCGAACGCATCTTTAACCGCATTTATGGTTCGAGCGTCTTTCTCTACTTCAAGGGTGAGAGCCAGCGCAAGCGAATCATGAGCATCGAGGAGTTGATCTGATGCAACGTGAAATCTACTTCAGCGTGACCGGTAGAAACGAGGGTGACAAGCTCGTCCCGTTCTTTGGTGAGGTCCGTGTCGGCCATGAGTCGGTCACGGTTTTCGGAGAGGCCGAGGGACTGGACAACAAGCTCCGTGCGGTACTCGCGGCCATGCACCTAGCGAACGCGCTCGGGATCGCGGCGTTTGATATCCCCGCGATCCTTGAGGCCTGTGTCGGAGACAAGTCATCCGCAGAAGGGATGCTACGTCCCTTCGAGGACTACCGTCCGCCGGCAGACGAGCGGATCAAGACGGCGCAAGCCAGTTTCCTAGACCCTACGCCAGATCGAATGAAAGGAATCCCACAACGCCTTCGCCAGGGCGGCGCCACATCAGGCTCCCCATGTGGAGAGGTCGAGTCTTGCCGACAGGGAGGTCAGGACGACGTGTGACGTTAGCAATGCAACTGAGGTGGCGGAGCATGACAGCACGCTCGTTTCCGTTAACGACGAGGAAGGCAAGCATGCCGTCTCGAACCTTGTCGTCGGACTCGAATGAACGCTCGCCAGGGCATCGGACGAAGTAGTGGTTCCCGCTCTCTGTCGTGATTTCGTAGACCGATTGGTCGTTTTCAGGAACTTCAAATTTAAACATTGAATTTCTCCGTGGTTTGGTTGAAAGGATGTGCTAGGGAGCACTGATCAATCATTCCACGGAGACCGATAAAAGGGAAGAGGAGTTTGTTAAATGACGAATGGAGTAATCCACGACTCCGACTGCGCAGTGCACAACGAGCCCGCTTATCCGGCAGGCCCGTGTGACTGCGGAGCGCTAGCTAAACATGAGCGTCGATACGCAACATGGCTTTATCAGCTGGGTTGTAAAACGGCCTTACGCCTTCGAAACAGGATTGCGTCACCTCTATGGCGGAAATCTTCGACAGCGAAAACAGGTGCCATGCGGGCACTGTCCCGCTATTGCTTGTACCTGCTGTTTGGTAGCCGCGCAGTGCGGGCTTGCCTGCAGTCGTCACGCCAAGAAGAAAAGGCTCGACGACACGATGGTGACCATCGTATGTGAATTTGACAACACGTCTGTTGTCGATGGCGAATGTTAGGTCGTCGTAGACGGACATAACGAATCCTCCGTGGTTTGGTTGAACAAAGCAGAACTTCTCAGGGCCCTGCATGTCAATCATCCCACGGGGAACCAGATAGGTAAAGGGAAGGAAATGGACGAAATCGAATGCCTTATAGGGAGCGTCCTGCTTTTCGCGATGCTCGTCGCGTGGGTTTTCGAGGGCGACTGGTTCGATGACTGATGAGGAAATATCCATGAGAAAAAAGCATCTACGCGTCGTCCTACCGTGGCCGGCACATGGACTCTCGCCGAATGCGCGCTGCCACTGGGCCATCAAGCGCAAGCTCGTAGCGGCTGCTAGGCGCGTCGCTTTTGCCGCCGCATACAGCAAAGCAGAGGGCCGTCGGGCCGTGCCGGATGGGAGCATCGGATATCGATGCACGTTCTTCCCGCCTGACCGACGGGCGCGCGACGAGGACAACTTGATCGCGTCGCTCAAGTCTTCACTCGACGGCATCGCTCAGGCACTGCGCATCGATGACAGGTGCTTCCACCTGCTCGAGCCCGCAGTCCGAGAGCCTGACCGTCCCCACGGCCGCGTGGAGATCGATCTCTTTTGGAGAGAGGAACACTGATGAATGACCAAAAACAAAAACTCGGAGTCTCTGGATTCCTCCCGCCAGTGGCGTCAGCTTGCCTTGTTCGAGCTGCCGCCGACGCGCGACGAGTCGCGTGGGACAACTCGCTCAGGCGAGCAAAGATCATCGATGCCGCAATCCGAAAGGTCAAGCTCGAATATCCACGCTATTTCCGAGCACCGGATGACTGTAGCTGTGAACGACAACGGACGGGCAATCGGCGAGGATCATGTGAACGCGATCTATTTGAACTCTGACGTCGAGCATGCGCGTCAGTTGAGGGAACAGGGCTATACCTATCGACAGATTAGTTTGATGTTGGATATGCCGATTAGAACGCTCAGGGATTACATCTCAGGCCGTCGACGTTGTCAGTCGGTGGCAGGGTGGAAAACGTTTGTGAGGAGGTGGTGAGAATGCTGAATGCGAGACAGCAGGCGTTCGTCAATGAATATGCGAGAGGAGGCTTCAAGAATGCGTCTGAGGCCGCTGTGAAGGCAGGATATAGCGCCAAAACGGCCGACAGAATCGCCAGCAGGCTGTTGAAAAATGTTGAGGTCAGAGACGCTGTGGAGGCTCTTCGCCAACCGGCAAAGGAGGAGGCGATCGTCGATGCGGCATTCGTCTTCTCAGAGCTCAAGGAGCTTGCCAAGTGTTGTGCGCGACGAGTCCCGAAGCTCGACATCGTTGGGGAACCGCGTCTCGACTTAGACGGAAACCCGATTCTCGTTCCCGTCGACGCCGCGGGCGCGAATGCCGCGCTCAAGACACTCTCCCAGTGCCTTGGCATGGGCCGCGAACAGGTCGACAAGGATCAGACCATTCAGACGCTCTCAGAAACTCTCCAGGACCTTCTGCGCAAATGACAATGACAACGCCTAAGTTTGACCTCACTACGAAAGCCGGCATCGGCAAGGCCATGACGTATCTGGCCGCTGAGTGCTCCTCGGATCCTCTGCGCTTCGTGCAGGTTGCTTTCCCATGGGGCAAAGATTCCCTCGAGGGCATGGCCGGTCCCGACAAGTGGCAGACCTCAATCCTGACAGACATGAGAGACAAGCTACAGTCTGGCGAGGCTTGGGAGCACGTCATGCAGTACGCGGTGGCTGCAGGTCACGGCGTTGGCAAGTCTGGCCTTGTCGCTTGGATCATTCTATGGGGCCTCTGCACGTTCCCGGATACTCGAATCGTCGTGACTGCTAACACCGAGAACCAGCTTCGTACCAAGACGTTCGCAGAAGTGGCGAAGTGGCACAACCTCTGCATCTTCAAGGATTGGTTCTCAGTGTCGGCTATGTCCGTTGCATGCAAGCAGCCGGGCCACGATAAGACATGGCGTGCTGACGCTATCCCGTGGTCAGAGACTAAGCCTGAAGGCTTCGCCGGCTTGCATAACAAGAAGCGCCGCATCATCGTGATCTTCGACGAAGCATCGGCTATTGCTGATTGCATCTGGGAGGTCACGGAAGGCGCTCTGACTGACAGCGAGACGCAGATCTTTTGGTTTGCGTTCGGGAACCCGACGCGCTCGACCGGGCGCTTCTATGAGTGCTTCAATCGCTTCCGTCACCGTTGGAATAATCGACACGTCGACGGCCGCGACGCCGCCATGACGGACAAGAAAAAGATTGCTGAATGGCTCGCGGACTATGGCGAGGACTCTGACTTCTTCCGCGTTCGTGTCCGAGGAGAGTTCCCGAATAGCTCGAGCATGCAGTTCATTCCTCGTGACATCGTCCAGGCCGCCATGGAGCGACCTATGGGCGTCGTCAACTATGCGCAGACGGTAGCGATCATCGGCGTTGACGTGGCGCGCTTCGGTGATGACGCGTCGGTGATTTGGACGCGCTTCGCTCTTGACGGGCGCTCCATCGCAAAGCAGAAGTTCCACGGCCTAGACGGGCACGAGCTCGGAGCCAAGGTGGCTGAGCACTTCAACCACTTGCGAAAGCTCGGCGTTCGCAAGATCGTCATCAATGTCGACACCGGCGGCGTCGGTGCCTCGCCTGTTGACTGGCTCCGACACAACGGCTATCCGGTCAACGCAATCAACTTCGGCTCTGGCGCTACGAATACACAGCGCTACAAGAATCTCCGTGCTGAGATGTGGGGACGCATGAAAGAGTGGATCGCGCAGGGTGGCTGCTTGCCGCAGGACTCTGATCTTGAGACTGACCTGACGGGCGTTGAATACGGCTACACCCCAACGAATCAAATCCTGCTCGAGAAGAAGGAGGACATGAAAAAGCGCGGCATGGCGTCGCCGGACAATGCCGACGCGCTAGCACTCACGTTCGCGGTCCGCATGAATGAGTACGTCGACAATCCGACGCCCCCGGTTGGGCGTCGACGCCAAGAGATCAGGAGCAGAGATCCGTATCGTTAATATGGAAGTATGACCCTATAGAACAAAAACATTGTCGCTAACGATAGCAACACTATGATCGAGGCGCAAATACATGTGAGTTTGGAGTTCAATTCTTTTGTCGAAGGAGCACCTATAAAAAGGTATGCGGCGTTAATCCAAAACCAAATGATTCCTAAAGAAAATGCTACATCACCAAAAGAAAATAAAAAGAACTTCTGACTATATGCTCCATTTGAGACCGCAATGCCAATGCAAATGATTAGACCTGATATGTTTGAAGCGGCCAATAAAATTGCATGCGATCTTAATCTTTTGACCTCTTCCTTAAGCCGGTTGATTTCTTGCCTCTCTTTGCTTTCGTTCGAAGGATCGTCGTAGTAGAGCATGATCAGTGCGCGTGTGGTGAGGTTGCTGAGGGAGGATGTATCCATTACAGGAGCATCCGATGACCATAAGTATCCAACGAATCACCTGCCGAGAGGCTTGGGAAAATCCCGCGTGGCCGAAGATCGTAAAGGAGTACGGAGAGGACGTGCGATATCCGGACCTCGAGCCTGACCCTGACTATCAAGAGTATCTGTGGCTTGAGATCAAGGGGACGCTGCACAGTGTCGGCGCTTTTGACGGTGACCGCCTGGTCGGCTTCGTCAACTACGTCACGACAACCATTCCGCACTTCAAGGCCAAAAGGCTTGCGTCGTCGGAGTCTCTGTGGGTCGACCTCGATTACCGAAAGGGTGGCGTCGGTCGGGCCCTGATTGAGGCTGCAGAGCGCTTCGCCAAGGAAGACGGGTGCTACGGCTTCTACTGGGGTGTGAAAAAGGGGACGCGTGCCGAAAAGCTTTTTGAGAAGGTCGCGACGCCCATGAACACGCTCTTCTGGAAAAAGCTATGAGTGCCCTTTCGATTGTGTCAGACCTACCGGCTTGCTCTCCAGAGGATCTCGACGAAACGATGAGGATGCGTGCTGTCGTCGCAGAGATGCCGCAGTACGACTTCCCGACCGAGCACTTCTTTCATGGTGGCATGTACGTCCGAACGGTCAAGATGCCGGCCAGTTCCATTCTGTGCGGCGCAGTCATCAAGGTGCCGACGCTCGTCACCGTTGCTGGTGACTGCATCGTCAAGGTCGGTGAGGATGCCCGAGAAATCGTTGGCTATGCCGTGCTTCGCGGAGCACCGGGCAGATCGCAAATCTTCATCGCGCGGTCCGAGACGTACATCACGATGTCCTTCCCCTCAAAAGCCAAAACGCTTGAGGAGGCGGAGGAGGAATTTACGGACGAATACGAACAACTCATGTCTAGGAGGACTTCATGTCAGGTGGAACCGTAGGTGCTTACATTGTTGGCGGTGCCGTCGCGGCGGCAAGTGCTGCCGCTTCCGTCTATTCGAGCAACAAACAGGCGAAGGCCCAAGAGGCCGCGTCCAAGCGCGCAGAGCAGCAGGCAAAGGAGCAGGCGGCCCAGCAGCGCCAACAGCAGCGCAAGCAGGAGGGTAGCTCTGCAAATGTAGGTTCTATCCTCGAGCAGAATATGAATTCTGGCTTGAGCGGTGGATCGACGCTTCTCACGGGGGCGGGCGGTGTTGGCGACCTTAACCTTGGTGCTGGCGGAAAACTGGGGTAAGCCATGAAGGATAAGGACTTGCGTGAGCGTGTCCTTCGCAGGTGGGAGCGGCTGAAGGTAGAGCGTGAGCCCTATGTCTCTCAGTGGCTCGAGATCAGTCGCCACATCACGCCTGCGTCTGGCCGCTTCCTGTACACCAAATCAAAGACGAACGAGGGGCGGGACCGCTGGAATCGCATCTATGACTCGACGGCAGTCCGCGCTGCGAACATTTTGCAGGCCGGTCTAATGTCCGGCATGACGGACCCGTCGTCGCAGTGGTTCTCGTTGACGACTGGCTCTCCTGACCTCGATGAGTCGCACGCCGTGAAGGTCTGGCTTGATGATGTCCAGCGCATCATGGAGATGGCCTTCACTCAGACGAACGTCTATCAGGCCTTGCAGCACACATGGCGAGAGGTCGGCGTCTTCGGCGTGGCGGCCTTTGTCATCGTCGAGGATCCCGTCTACAGCTTCGTGGCGCATCCTCTCGTGTGCGGTGAGTATTGCATCGGGTGTGACTTCCGAGGCCGCCCCGACACGCTCTATCGTCGCTTCACGATGACGGCGGGGCAGCTCGTCTCTCGCTACGGACGGGACCACGTGTCTCGCGCAGTTCTGACCAACTACGACGAGGGGAAGGTAGATGAGCCTTTCGTCTGCATTCATGCCATCGAGCCGCGCTTCGACCGCGATCCCAGCAAGCTCGACAACCGAAACATGCCGTGGAGGTCGGTCGTCATTCAGGTCGATCATGATGAGGATGCGTCTGGCGTCCTCGACGAGTCAGGCTACCGCGATTTCCCTGCCGTCGTCGGACGATGGGGAGCGTCGGCCTCGGATGTCTACTCGGAGGAAGCTCCGGGCATGATGGCGATCGGCGACGCGCTTCAACTCAATCACCATCAGGTGCAGAAGGGCAATGCGGTCGACTACATGGTCAATCCGCCGCTCATCATGCCGGCAGACGCTCGAGACAATGAGGTCGATTTTCTGCCTGGTGGGCGCTCCTACATAGACAATCCGGGCGCGGGCAATCAGGTGCAGCCTGCCTTTGCGGTGAACCTGCCGCTCGGTGACTTGCGAGAGGATATTGCCGACGTTCGCAATCGAATCAACTCGGCCTTCAACGTTGACCTCTTCATGATGATCGCGAATGCCGGTCATGGGCAGATGACGGCTACCGAGGTGGCCGAGCGTCACGAGGAAAAGCTGATGATGCTCGGGCCTGTACTCTCGCGTCTCAACGAGGAAGTCTTGCGTCCGCTCATCGAGCGATGCTTTGACATCCTCGCGCGTCAGGGCCAGCTTCCGCCGCCTCCTGAAGAGCTCCGAGGGCAGAAGCTGTCGGTCGAGTACACGTCCATGCTGGCGCGCTCTCAACGCGCGATCCGTGCCAACAGTCTCGATCAGTTCGTGAGTCGCGTCATGCAGGCCGCCCAGGTCAACCCGAACATCCTGCAGAAGCTCAACGCGTTCAACCTCGTTGACGAGTATGCGGACTATTTCTCTGTTGCTCCGTCCGTTGTCGTTCCAACCGATGAGGCGCAGGCGGCGATTGAACAGCAACAGCAGGCCCAGCAACAGCAGGCGCAGGCCGAACAGATGCAACAGTCTGCCGACGCTCTGGCGAAGCTCGGCCGCGTTCCGTCCGACGATTCCACGATGGCCGGTCAGGCCGTCAAGGGACTTGCGGCAATGGCACAGCAGTAAGTGCGCGTGTGAAGTATGACGACTGACATCATGACACCTGAGCGCGATCCCTTCCGCAGGGAGGAGGTCGAGGCTCGAGAAGAGGAAAGGATCAGGCTGCAGAAGATCGCCAATGCGTTGAAGGCCGTACTGGCCACGCGCGACGGACGCATTGTCCTGTGGCAGCTACTTTCCGATACGGGCATCTACCGAAACAGCTTTGATCGTGACATTGCCGTGATGGCCTTCAATGAGGGCCAGCGCAATGTTGGGCTGAAGCTCCTTGATCGAATCATGTCGGTGGATGCGAATGCTTACAGGTTAATGCAGGACGAAGCGAATGGAAGCGACTGAACAGACTCCGACCGGCGGTGTGGGCACTGCGCCCGCTCCTGCCGCACAAGAGTCCGACACGAATGCCGGCACTTTGCTGACGTCTGCCGAAAGCAACGATGGTAAGCAGCAGGCCGAGCCGCAGGAAGGCGGCAACGGTGAGGCTGGCGAAGCCGGTGCTGAAGGTCAGGCAGAAGGCGAAGAGGGTGCCGAGAAAGAGGAGGGCGAAGGCGAGAAGCAGGGCGCTCCCGAGAAGTACGAGGACTTCAAGATGCCTGAAGGTACCGAGCTCGATACAGAAGTCGGCACGGCCTTCCAAGGCGTAGCGAAGGAGCTAAATCTCAGTCAGGAACAGGCGCAAGGGTTCCTTGACAAGATGGCTCCCGTACTTCAGAAGCGCTCTGCTGAACGTATCGCAGAGATCTCGAATGAGTGGATGGAACAGTCGAAAGCCGACAAGGAGTTCGGTGGCCAGAAGCTCACGCAGTCGCTCTCTGACATCGCTCGTCTTCGCGACACCTTCGCGCGTAACGCTGATGGTAAGGTCGACGCGGATATTCAGGAGTTCCTAAGCTCTCCGATGGGCAACCATCCGGGCGCTTTGCGACTGCTGAGCCGCATCGGACGCGCTTTCGGCGAGGCGAAGTACCCCGGTGGCGGATCTGCCGAAGACGGACGATATACCGCCGAGCAGTTTTACCAAGACGCAATGAAAGGAGGCAAGTAAATGCCGAATGTTGTGACTGACTCGAATCCGATCACTCTGGCGGACTTCGAAGGTCTTACCAGCGATAAGCCGGTGCGCCAGCTTATCCATACCATCAGAGATTACAACGGCTTCTTTGACCAGGCTGTCATCCAGCGTGGCAATGACGGCTTCGGTGACCGAGGCAAGGTCGTGACGTCCTACCCGGAAGGTCAGGTGCGAGCATTCAACGAAGGTTGGGATGCTGAGCGCGTGACGGGCGCGGACGTTCGCTACGCTGCCGCCATGGTCCGTTCCCGCTCCGAAGTGGACAAGTCCCTTCTCGACACCCGCAAGGCCAATGAGCGCGCCGCCTTCCGTCTTCGCACGGACGAAGGCTTCATGCGCGGCCTCTCCCGGTCTGTCCTCAAGAAGGTCCTCTACGGCGACAGCAACCTCGAAAGCCGCGACCCGAACGGCATTCTCAACATCGTCACGCTTCAGAACGAAGCGTTTGCCGATCGAATCATCGATGCCAAGGGTACGACCGAAAACAAGCAGACGGACATCCTTCTGATCAACTGGGATCCTGCTTCGACGTATCTTTTCTATCCGGAGAACGGTTCCAACGCTGGTCTCTCTGTGGAGAACATGGGCGAACAGTACGCGTTTGACGCCAACGGCAAGCGCTTCCGTGCAGAAATTACGGAATTTGCTTGGGATATTGGCGTTGCCATGTACGATCCGCAGCGCGTCGTCCGCATCGCCAACATCGACTCCACGAAGCTGACGAAGAAGAACACGACGGGTCCGGACCTTCTCGATCTGATGATCGATGCTCTTGAGCGCTTGCCCGACGAGCAGCAGGGTCGTGTCGCCTTCTACATGAACGACAACACCCGTAGCTTCCTGGCTCGCCAGATCCTGAACAAGGACAACGTTCTTCTTTCTCAGGATGAGGTCGCGGGTCGCAAGTGCATGACGTTCCGCGGCGTGCCGATTCATCGACTTGGGACGGACATCATGCCTAACACGGGCAAGATTCTCAAGTAAGGAGAGGAAAGATGATGGATATTAAGCTCGCGTTCTGCGAGAAGAAGGCGGCTACCACTGCTATCACTTCTGATGTGATCGATTTCCTTCAGAAGGCTCCGACGACCGGTCTGAATGATCGACCGCTCTATGTGGTCTGCAAGTTCCCGACGGCTCTTGTGGGCACCTCTATCGTCATCGCGATCGAGGACTCCGACGACAACAGCTCGTTCGAGCCGGTAGTTCAGACCGGTGCGCTTGCATCGGCTGACACGACGAAGGGTCTTGCTCTTCCGATGCCGGTCAAGCACCGCCGTTACGTTCGTCTCAAGACGACGCCTACCTCCATTACGGGGGGCACTATGACGGCGTATCTGAGCGACGTGATCGAAGTCCCGACGACGTACAAGGTCGAGGGCATTGAGTTCCTGCCGGGCGCTGCCGCCTGACGCATGAACAGCTGAAAATTCTTTCAGGAGGCGGGGCGGACAAACGTCCCGCTTTTTCTTTATGGCAACTGCTGTAGACATCTGCAACCTTGCGCTCGGCATGCTTGGCGACTCTGGTGATGTGACATCCATCACGCCGCCGGACGGATCGCCTCAGGCCGGCCACTGCGCTCGATGGTATCCGCTTGCTCTGCGCAAGCTCTATGAGGAGCACGATTGGTCTTTTGCGATCCGGCGTTCCAGAGGCGTCGAGCTCTCAAACGTGGACGAGGATCTCTATGAGTGGAAGCACGGCTACCTCCTGCCGTCCGACTGCGTGCGTCTGCTTCGCGTATCTGAAGTTGGCAAGGAAGGGTTGCCGCTTGACTTTGAGGTCGAGCTCTATGAGTCGAACTCGGGCCGTGCCGTCTTCACGAATGCGACGAATGTCGTGCTGACATATGTTTCCTATGTAGACACAGCAACGGTATTCCCGACCTACTTTGTGCAGGCTCTGGTGATCCTTCTTGCGTCCTTTCTTGTTGGCCCCGTCAAGCGCTCGGATAGTTCGAGCGACGCGGCTGTTCGTCTCCTGCAGCAGTATGAGGCTGCGCTTTCTCGAGCCAAAACGGTTGATTCGAAGATGTCTGTTCATCGTCGTCGCGATGAGTGGCCGTTGCCGTCCGGCTTGCGTGCGAGGGTAATCTGATGGCAATTCGACAATATCAACGCGCCTTCAACGGCGGAGAGGTCTCTCCCTCGATGTTCGCCCGCATCGATGACGGCAAGTACCAGACCGGCATGGCGCTGTGCAAGAACTTCCTGATCGAGCCGCAAGGGCCGATCGTGATGCGGCCAGGCTTCAAGTATGTCAATCACACGAAGCACGCGGGCAAGAAGGCCAGGCTTATTCCGTTCAACTTTTCCATCTCGCAGACGATGGTGCTCGAGCTCGGCGAGAGGTATGTCCGCTTTCACACGCAAGGGCAGACCGTGCTGGGCAACAATGGACAACCGTATGAGATCGAGACGCCGTACATCGAGGCCGACCTCTTTGACATTCACTACGTCCAGTCAGCCGACGTGATGACACTGGTTCATCCGAACTATCCGCCGAAGGAGTTGCGCCGCTACGGGGCCACGGACTGGCGTCTGGTTGACATCAAGTTCGGATCGTCGCTGTCTGCGCCAACGGGACTGTCTGCGTCTCAGACAATCAACAAGGACGTGACGAATCCGACCGACTACAAGAGAACCTACGCCGTGACGGCATTGCTTGCTGACGGGACCGAGGAGTCGGTTCGATCCTCATCCGTGACGATTGATTGCAACCCGTATGGCGACGGTTCGTACAACACGATCAGGTGGAACGCTGTGGCGGGTGCGGGTCTCTATCGCGTCTATCGAGATCAGGGCGGCGTATGGGCGTATGTCGGCCAGACCGACACGACGCAGATCATCGATGAGAACATCACGCCAGATGCGTCCATAACGCCCCCGCACTACGATGACGCCTTCTACTCATCCAAGGGCATCACGTCCGTCAGAGTGAACAATGGCGGGAGCGGGTATGTGCCGGCCAAGTACATCACAGATTTTGTCAACGTTTGCGAATACGACTGGGGAGACGGCTATAAGCAACAGAGTACGGGCTTCCCGGTCAACATACAAAGCAAGGCAAACCTGACATGGGAGATTGAAGACCCCAACGGCCATGGCTCTGGGGCGGATATCAGGCTAATCACAGGGGAGACCTATGCCGCTACTGGTGGGCCTGCTTCTGGTGGTCGCACAGCCTGCGTGACGGGTATCGAGATACGGTCGAGAGGCATCGGGTACGATAACCCAAAGCTTGTGATCAAGTGCCACAACAGGCACTGGCAGTTGGCAACTCTCTACCGCTTCCCGCTGACAACGTCCCACGATGTCCCGAAAATTGTGGTCACGGATTCGACTGGGTACGGTGCCGATCTTGTCCCCGTCATCGAGAATGGTCGGGTCGTATCAGTCACAATCCGTTCTGGTGGTCAGAACTATTCGTCACCAAACTTGTCTGTCGTCTCGTCAACGGGTGGCGGCGCGTCTCTTTCTGCCAATGTCGGTCAGGCTCCTGATTACCCGGGGGCTGTCTCATACTTTGAGCAGCGAAGGTGGTTTGGAGGCACTCAGAATCGGCCGAACAACTTGTGGGCCACGCGTCCGGGGACGGAGGCCGATATGTCTTTCTCCCTGCCGTCGCAGTCTGATGACCGAATTGCCGTTCGAGTGGCGGCCCGCGAGGCGAACAGGATTCTGCACATCGTGCCTTTGGCCCAACTGATGCTCATGACGGGGGCTGCCGAGTGGCGTGTTTCACCTCTCAACTCAGACGCCATTACGCCAGAGTCGATGTCGGTTCGACCACAGTCATATGTGGGCGCGTCCAATGTGCAGCCGCTTGTCGTAGGCTCGAGCATGATCTATGGCGCGGGCCGTGGCGGGCATCTCCGTGAGCTCGGATACAACTACGAGGCTGGCGGCTACATCTCTGGCGATGTGTGTCTTCGCGCTCCTCACCTCTTCGACAACCTGACGATTGTTGATCTGGCCTACTCAAAAGCGCCGTCTCCCGTGGTCTGGGCAGTCTCCTCGTCAGGGAAGATGGTCGCGATGGCATACGTTCCCGAACAGCAGGTCGGCGGCTTTTCTACGATCGAGACAAAGGGATCAATTGAATCAGCTTGCGTCGTGGCCGAGGGAGACGAGGACATCGTCTACGTGGAAGTCATGCGAACTGTCAATGGGCAAGCTGTTCGTTTTGTCGAACGCATGAACGAACGTCAGTACACGGATCTCAAGGAATGCGTCTACGTTGACTGTGCCGGCACATACCGTGGCGAGGCTAAGAAGGAGATCACGGGGCTCACGTGGCTTGAGGGTGAGACCGTCAGCATCCTTGCCGATGGTGCAGTCGAGCCTCAACAGGTCGTCAAGGACGGGAAGATCACGCTTACCTATCCTGCAGAGATCGTCCACGTCGGCCTTCCGTTCATCGCGGACATGAAGACGCTGCCGGCGGCGATGGCGCTTCAGGATGGTTCCTACGGTTCTGGCCACAAGAAGAACGTTCGCGAGGTCTTCTTCCGTGTGGTCAATTCGTCTGGCACTCAGGCGGGTCCGTCGTTCGACAAGCTCTCTGAATACCCGTCACGTTCGACAGAGTTCGCAGGCAATGTGCCCGAGCCAATAACCGACGAGATAGGCTTTCAGATTCAACCGCAGTGGTCTCAGAGCGGTCAAGTCTGCGTTCGGCAGAAATATCCGTTGCCACTGAGAATCGTGAGCATGACAACGGTTCTCGAGCTCTCGTGATCGTGCGCGTGTAGGTAGATAGACCCTCTAAGGTGTAGGCATCTTAGAGGGTTTTTCTATGGCTACAAACTCGGCTCAATTCGGATACGGGATGCTCATCGCGCAGGGCATCGCAAACACCATTACAGCGCTAGGGTCATTCGGGATTTCCAAACATTCGAATGCGGCCGCGCAGGCTCAGGCCAATATCGCCCGCATCAATGCACAGATGATGGAGCGTCAGTATCAAGCAACTTTGCGTGCGTCCGAGAAGGCGATTGTGTCAAAAACGATGGCTGCTGGGCATGTCAAGTCTGCTCAGCGCGCGGCTCTTGCTGCCAACGGCATCGCAGTCGGCGAAGGTAGCGCTGCCGAAATGCAAGCGTCCACTGACATCGTCAAGGAGATGGACGTCAATCAAATCAAGTCGAATGCCTTGTCTGAGGCGTGGGGTTACCGGTGGAAGGGCGTCGGCTACGAGGCTCAGGCGCTTCAGGCCGAGGCGCAGAAGGTCAACAAGTGGGACAAGTTCGGTACGACGTTGTTGGGCGGCGCATCTCAAGTGGCCAGCAACTACATGCTCATGAATGCTTCCGGGATGTTTGACACGAGCAAAAGCAGTGGTGGATGGAACTACCCGAACATTGCGTCCAGCTACAAGAAGACGATGATCGGAGGGTACTAAATGCCAATGGTTCCAACTTTTCAGGGCGGCCTGCCTCAGGTGCGGGACTCGGGTAACTCTGGGTTCTCGCCTATCAACGTGCCTCAGGATCGCACGGACTATGACGCCGTTATGAAGAAGGCGCTCATGCCTGTGCAGGAGTGGGCCAACTCTGCGGTCAAGGCGCTAGACGTTCAGCGCGCCCGTGTCATCAAGGCCGAAAGCGACGACGCCGAGCGCGAGGTGATGAGTGCGATCGACGCGCATCTCAACAATCCAGAGACCGGCTATCTCACAAAGATGGGCCGCAATGCAATGGATGATTACCAGTCCGCAATGGAGGCGATGACTCGTGACGTCAACGCGATTGTCGGCAAGTTGTCTCCGCAAGCACGTGAGGCTGTACAGTCCCGTGTCTATGACCGCATGCAGTCTGCTCAAAGTCAGGCTCAGCGATGGAACGCAAGCCAGACGAGGCACTACCAGATGCAGTCGTCCTCGTCCAAGGTCGAGGCTTTGCAGGCGGACGCCGCAAACCACTACGCGGATCCCGAGTATCTTGCGAAGTCGTCGGCCTCTGTCGACATGGAGCTCGACTACCAGGCTCAACTGATGGGCTGGGACGCCGAGACCTTGGCAAACCAGAAGCGTGCGCACATGGATCAGCTGCAGGCAAATCGCTTTTCGGCGTGGGCTCAGGATGATCCTGTAAGTGCTTTTGAGGCGTTGAGGTCAGCTCCAGAAGATTCAATGAGTGCGGACATCCGTCGAAAGCTTGACGACTCTCTTTGGCGTCAGTCAAAAGGGTTGCTCGCAGTTGAGTTGGCGGCAAAGCATCCTCTTACTGGAGACAAGGATGAGCTATGGCGGGCAATTAATTCGGAAAAGACTGGTCTCCCGCTTATTGATGGCCTTTCTCGAGCTCGTCGTGCAGAGCTCTTCACGTCGGTCTGGACGAAGCAAAAGGAGGCTCAATCCGAGTGGCGTCAAGATCTTGCGCTCCGCGAGAAGAACAGTCTTGCGCTTATTGGTGAGACTGGAGTGGATGCAGATATGTTGAGTCTAGAGCAGTATGTTGAGGCGTATGGGGAACCCGAAGGTAAGCGTCGCTATGACCTCTATGAGTCGACCGCCGAGACAGTTGCTGCTATGCGTGGATTTCGCAAGATGCCTGTCGATGCAATGAATGCTGTCATTGAAGCTTCGGCTCCTGTCCGCGGTAGCGATGACTATGCTGGCCAGGTAAAGCGTCGCGACGTCCTTATTAAAGCTAGAGACGAAATCACGAAGTCGAGAAAGAACGATCCGATTGCGTATGCGATATCCACCGGTGACTATGACACCAAGGGGATTGATTTTGATGACCTCAATTCGATCGTTGGCCAAGTGACGAAGCGTGCTCAGAATGCTGACTCTATGGCAACAGCTTATGGGACGAAAGCAAGGATCTTCAGTTCCGAGGAGGTGTCTCGACTCAAAACGAAGATTGACGGTTTGGGGGCGAGAGACAAGGCTGTCTTTTTGGGGCAGATTGCTGACGCCGCTGGTGAGGCAGGTGTGGGCATTGTGATGCGCCAATTAGGTAACGAATATGCAACGGGATTTTTGCTTTCTGCTGATCCATCAATGCGTGCCAATGGCGTTCCAGAAAACTACTTCCTTGGAAAATCGGGTATTGCCGAAAAGCAGACGAAGGTCGGCATCGTGACTTCGCCTAGCACAGGTATTCCGCTCAAGGTCGAGGCATTGAATGGTCTTATTGACAATCCCGTAGTGCGCGAAAAAGTGGTCGATTCAATCACAGCGGTGGCGGCTGGGAAGGTCATGAACGGAACGAGTTCTGGAGAAGCAATAACGCAGGCGATGATGGAAATCGTCGGAGACATTCAGGAGCACAACGGCTACAAGGTCGCGCTCAAGGGCGGCGTTCGTCTGAGTGATCTGGAGAGTGCTGTGCGAAGCAATGTCCGCAATTTCGAGCGCCTCAAGGGCGTCGTGGCAAAGCTCCCCGACGGCACGCCCCTGACGGGGCAGGAGGTCGCCAAGATCCTGCCGACCGCGCGACTGAGAATGTCCTCGACGGGCGTCGATAACGACTTTGATGTCATCATGGCCAACGGGCAGAAGCTCATTCAGGCCGACGGCTCTCCCTTCACCATTCGCGTTGTGAGCTTTGCAAGATGATTTTTCTGAGAGAGTATTCGGAGGAGCTCCCGACCGCTCCGGTCACATCGCCCGTTCCGCAGGTGACGGTTGAGCCTGTGGAACAGGAGCCGAGCTGGTACACAGGTATGGGCGACGCCATCTGGCAGGGCGCATGCGCAGCCTACCTTGAAAACCAGTCTGCGCTGAAGGGTGTCGTTTCGTCTGCGGGCTTTGGCGACGATGAGTACCGCGCGTGGCTTGACGCGACGGCTGCCGAGAACCGTCGCCTCGTTCGCGACGAGTACACGCCCGATCCAGAGAAAACGAGCGTGGCCGCTCAGGTCCTCTACGGCGTCTCGAACGGTCTGGCGAAGTACGGTATGGCCGCCGCCGTTGGTGCGGCTGCGGGGCCTGCCTCGATCGCTGTGACACCTGTTGTCTTCGGTGCTTCTGTTGGCATCAATGAGACGCAAAAGCTCAAGGACGAGGGCGTTGACGATGAGACTGCGACGAAGGCCGGCATGGTCTCTGGCGCGATGAACGCTTTTTGGGGCGGTGTGCCTGGTGCGTTCGGGCGAAGCATCAAGGCAAAGGTATTGACCGGTGCGAGCCTCGGTGCTTTCACGTCCTATAACGAGATGGGCGCGATTAAAACCGTTCTCGAAAATGCTGACTATTCCAAGCTCGCGTTGAAGTACGATCCGACGGATCCCGTCGGGATGGGCGTCAATGCGCTCGTTGGTGGCCTCATGGGGCCCGTGTCGGCAGGTGCGTCGTGGAAGGCTCGAGGCTCGAGGTCGGCGCAGGCCGCGCAGGCCACGGGGGTCGACGCGCCCGGATTGACCGACGTGGACGTCGAGGACGCAGCACGCTACCGCGCGACGCAGGTCGCAGCCGAGGCAAACCTTCCGGTCGACCACGGCAACGCCGAGCAGGTGCGTGAGGCGCATCAGGCCGAGGCGACCGCGCGCGAACAGATTGACGCGGGCAAGACCGTCCGCGTGAGTGAGAAGGCCGTGTATCCTGAGGTGATTCAGGAGATTCGCGAGAAGTCTCTGGCGAAGTTGGCCGCGCAGTCAAAGCGTGACGGCGCGATCCTGCAGAACCGCGACCGCTCCTCGAAGGAAAGCGTTGCGCAAATGCGAGGGATTGCCGCGCACCCCGACTACCTTCGCGTCTCGATCAGCAACAGTCTGTCCGACGGCGCGCCCGTCGTGACGGATTGGGCGGATATCCCCGACATTCAACGCGGCACTGCTGTGACGCTTGTGGACGGCACTGGAACGCGCTACGACAGTCAGTACGTCGTGGTGGATGCCGACATGGTCATCACGTCCAACGACATCAACGGTCAGCCGAACAACCTGTACGGAGTCGAGGGCGTGGACGCGGCATATGCTATTGCTGGTAATGGGCGCGTGACGGCGCTCAATCACGCGTATGACCTTGGCACGGCAGATACGTACAAGAAAGAGCTAATGCTGGACGCGGCACGACATGGCGTGGATCCTGATGTCATTGCGGAGATGCAGAAGCCGATCCTTGTGCGCGTGGTCGGCAAGGAAAAGCTACCCGTCGACATTGCCGATAGGACAAACACCCGTACGACTGCCGAGATGAGCATGGTCGAACAGGCAATCAATGATGCGCAACGCATCGACCTGGCATCGCTCAAGTTCACAGAGGACGGAAACGTTTCTCTCGATACGATCTCTCAGTTCGTGCAGCTCATGCCCGCATCTGAGCGCAATCGGTTGGTCGTCAACGGCGTTCCAACGGCAGAAGCAAATGCGCGTTTGGACGCTGCGATTTTTCAGTCTGTGTACAAGACACCTGGCTTGACAGGGCTTCTGGATGCAGGCAAGGCTCCAGCCGGAGTGTCGACCATGTTGCGCGCCTATCGAGCGCTCGCGCCTAAGTTACTCGATCTTGATGGCACTGGCGACCTTGACGTTCGTACCGCCATGGCTGAGGTGCTCAATGAGTTCGTTTCCACACGTGCAAACGGACAGAAGCTGTCCGTGTCAGAGCTTGCCGCTCAGAAGACGACTACACGGTCTCCGATGGCGCAGGCCTACCTCGACTACTTTGCGAAGGTCGACAAGGAGGGCGGAGGTTACAAGCGGATTGTGGATGACATCTCGTCCAGCGCAGTCTTGATCCGGAAGAACCGCGCGATGGCCGAGGCCGACGCTGCGTCTGGCGGCACCTCGATGTTTGGCGACGTAACGACGCTCTCTCAGCTTGATGTGATGCGAGACTTCTCACACCGAACAGGGGTTGAAATCGACGAGGGGCAATTCATCAAGACGGATAGCCTTGCAGGAGCTGTTCAGTTTGAGGCCGAACGGCGTGGGCAAGCTTTGCGAGATGCTATTGACTATGCGATGCGCAAGGAAGGTATGGCTCCTATTTCAGCTCCGAAGCCTTTCAAGTTAGTTGAAGTTGGGCGTGATGGAGATAAAGTTCATCGCGTTTTTGGCCTCGATGGGAAGCCCGATCTTATGGTGATGCCCGAGGGGGTTGATGGTGTTTTGCCGCTTCCGGTACGACTGCAGGAAGGTACGCTTAACGGCGACCACATTCGCAAGCACGAGAAGGAGCTTCAACAGGCTGGTTATTCAAATGTTGAACACGCACTTTACGATGTTGTGAGGAATTGGGCGTGGGTGTCCAAAGGAACGAAGGCTGACAGTTTGCGCATTGTTCGTCCCATTGTTGTTGATGAGAAAGGGCGACTGACCCGTGCTGTAATTCAGGTTGAGTTTCAGAAGGTGGCGGGGGTTTATCGTGTTGGGTCGGTGTTCTATAGCAAGCAACCTATAGAAAAAGAAACCCTGTTGTTTGATCGTCAGACTCACGACCGTGGCCTCCTCTCGTTGCACGAAGGGCAACCCCAGGACTGGCATCCACCCGCGACTTCAGTCGGCAACAACAAGGTTTCTGGAACTGCAGTTCCTAACGAAAGTATCGGTCAGGATCTCGGGGATGTCAAGACATTCAAGTCGGCAGCAGAACAGGAGAAACATGTGAGTGATGCGGCGGTCATCAGAGAGAGCATCGAGCACGTTCGCACCTCTGCCGAAGACGCCGACCTGAAGGCGCTCACTGACCAAGCGCTCATCGTGCTAGAAGATTCTCCCGACATGGTGATCCCGCTTGAGGACGCCAATGGGGATCCCGCATCGATTAGCGCAGCAGAACTGATTGCTCGTGAAGATGCTCGAGCGGCTGAGCTTGAGAAGATTGCGATTGATGGTGTTGCTACCGCCGTCGCGTGTGCCTTGGTAAACAATGGGATTTAAAAATGACGGACTTTCGTAAAAAGCAGATGCGCAAAGAGTGCGTCGAACGCGTACAACTTTCTCTCGGGAAAAGGATTACGCCAACAGAAGCATCAGATTTGTTGGCACAGGTGCGGGCGAGAATGGCGGCGCTTCGTCTTAAGGATCCGGTGGCTTGGGATGCTATGTCTAAACAGGCGCGAGTAGATATGGCTGTCAAGGAAGTCCAAGAGGCGATGATGACAGAGGCGTTGAAGATCAAACAGCGTGCTCGCTTAACTGTGCTCGCGCAGGCCCGCGTTGAGAAGAGCATGGCCACTGCTCGCAAGCGCGGCTACCACGGCTACTCGGCGGGTATGCAGGCCCTGCAGGAGGTCGATCGCTATGTGCAGGCGACTCAGGCCGAGATCGCCTCGGACTTCCTTGTCGAGCTCGAGGGCCTTCAAAAGGGGATCCTCGGGATCATGGAAGACAGGGATTTCGCCCGCGATGTCGTGCGCGAAGTCTATGGCGTGAACACGGGGTCTGACCTCGCGAAGGGCGTGGCCGAAAAGTGGAACAAGCTCTCTGATGCGGCGGTCGACCGCTTCAATGCTGCCGGCGGCAATCTGGGCAAGCTCGAGCACTACGTGCCGCAGACACACGACGATGCGCGCATGAGACAGGCTGCAGAGATCCTCAATGGTGATTCTGCCTTTCAACGCTTCCAACATGAATTTGGCTACGCGGCAAACGGCGTGAACCCATACGGCGACAATCAACGGGCGTGGGTGGCGTATGTCTTTGAGCGCATCGACAAGAGTCGCTACGTCGATCTCAATGGCGAGCAGATGACCGACGAGGACATCGTGCGAATGCTTCTGAAGGCGTATGACACGATTGTTCAGAACGGCGCGGAAAACTTCGAGCTTTCGTCTGTTGCTGGTGAGGGCTTCGGCGGCGGCGCTAGCAGGGCTAACCGTGGCGATCTTCACAGGTCAATCCACTTCAAGGACGCCGAGGCTTTCATCGAGTATCAGGAGATGTTCGGCCACGGTCCGTTCTTCGGAAATATGCTCGGGAGCCTGCGCCGCACGGCAAAGGATGCCGCGCTGCTAGAGATGATGGGGCCGAACCCCAACAACATGAACCAAGGCATCAAGCGCATGTGTCAGGCCGAAGTGGACCAGATGAACGGCAAAATGCAGGGTGTCCTTGCGCCGCTCAAGGCGAAGCGAATCGGCGTGTCTAAACACTACTACGACTCTGCCTGGTCGGTCCTGAATGGTGAGGCCGCCTCTGTCAGGCCTGATCGACAGTTCGTTGCCGGTCTCATGGGCGGCGCTCGAAACCTCGAGGTTGTCGGCAAACTGCAGAGCACGTTCATCAACTCTCTGCCCGACATTGCCACATACTTTGTCGCCTCTGGGTTACACAAGGTCCCGGTGCTGAGGGCGACGGCAAACCTCTGTCAGGCGTGGGGCAGCGAGTCCAAGGACATCGCGCGCCGCGCGGGCCTGATGGCCGACGCCCTTGCGTCGAATCTCGATCGCTTTGGGCAGAACAATGTCGGTCAGGGTTGGACGGGTATGCTCGCCAACGCGATGATGAAGTTCTCCCTGTTGGACCAGTGGACTAACGGGGTTCGACAGGCGTCCATGATTAACATGATGGGCGTCATGTCCAACGTGTCCGCGTGGGACTGGAACATACTCGAGCCCTTCCAAAAGAGACAGTTGGAGCGCCTCGGTGTGACTGAGCGTGATTGGAAGCTGTGGCAGGCCGCCAAGCCGTATAAGGCACACAATGGCGCGCGGGTTCTCACGAGACAGGACATCCGAGAGGTCGACCTCGACACGCTGAACGGCATCAACCCAGATCCGGACAGTCTTGATCCGCAGATCGATGCCCCGTACACCCAAAGGGACGTCGATCACGCGGTTTCGACCTACGTCGCCTTCCTGCGCGATGAGTCCGGTCTGGCCTCGCTTGCTCCCGACCTGAGGACGAGGGCTCTCTCCAACATCGCGGGCGAACGAGGCACGCTCGGCGGTGAAATCATGCGCTCGTTCCTGCTCTTCAAGAGTTTCCCGATCGGCTTTGTGCTGAGGCATCTTGAGCGAGGGAAGGATCTTGTGCAGACTCGCGGGAATGCCAGCGCAGCAAAGTATGCCGCCGCCGTCATTGTCGGCTCGACGATCTCTGCCGCGATCTCGGTTCAACTGAAAGAACTGATCGCGGGCAAGGACGTGCAAGACATGAGCCTTAGCAACACAGACTTCTGGGCGCAGGCGTTGACGACGGGCGGCGGCCTTTCGTTCCTTGCGGACATGATCCTTGCAGGCGTAGACGGCAAAAACGCCTACGGCTCTCCGAACTTCCTGAAGTTCCTCGGCCCCGTTGCTGGCACGGTTCTCGACACGTGGGACGTCGCCAAATCTGCCGTGAATGAGGGGCTGTACGACAAGGAAAACTCAACGGAAGCGAAGGCGCTCAAGCTTGCGCGAGGGCACATGCCTTTTGTGAACCTCTGGTACACGAAGGCTGTCTTTGACCGTGCGGTTTACAACGACCTCATGGACTTCTGTTCTCCTGGATACACGGCGAGGATGGAAGCGTGGGCGATGAAAACGGCGGGCCAGGAATACTGGTGGGGCCTTGATAAGCTCGAGCCCAGCCGCGCCCCGAAGATGGCCGACGGTCCGAACCAGTAGTGCGCGTGTGTTCGCCCAATCATACGAAGATGGCTCCACTAAGGAGCCATTTTCTATGATCGAGTACGTCAAAAGATTAGCTGGGCCGTTCACGTCAGAGGGACAGTCGAGATTGCCTTTCGGCTTTCTCATCTTTGAAAAGACTGACGTGTATGTCGCCACGGCTGATGATCCTGAAGCGCAGGTAAAAATGCTTGTGTATGGGCAGGATTATTCCGTAGAGATGAATGCGGACCAGACTGCTACGCCTGGTGGCACGGTTGTCTTGACGACGCCGATTGTCAAGGGGAACATCTTTGTCGTTGGGTCTGCCGTTGCCTACACGCAGAACATGCAGCTGACGAACTACTCGAGATTCCCGCCTGAGATCATCAACGAAGCGATGGATCGAGTGGTTGTGCAGATCCAGCAGTTAGTTGAGCGCCTTGGGCGCACATTGTCCGTTCCGCCGACATCTGACAGTACGCCAGAACAGCTGATTGAGAAGCTGATGTCCGCTCAAGACGATGCAAGACAGTTCGCAGATGCCGCTCAGAAGTCTGCCGAAGAGGCGAAGAAGTCCGAGCTGAAGACCGCCGAGTACGCCGAAGCCGCGACCGTCCTCGTCCCGATGAAGGACGAGATCAAGACCGTGGCGGATAGCATCGTGCCCGTTGTTGCAACTGGTACTGCAATTGAAGATGTAAAAACCGTTGCGTCGATCAAGCATGAAGTGGTCGAGGTTGCGGGCCAGTCCTACGAAGTCACGAAGGTCGCAGAAAAAATCGCCGATGTCGTGACGGTGTCGAAGGGCATGCCATACGTTGAAACGGTCGCGACCGACCTCGTTGGCAAGGTTGTCGGTGATGGCGACTGGGACTGTGGCTCCACGACGGACGAGCTCATCGGAGACATCGAGGTTGTTGACGGCAACATCCACACGGTAGCGACAAACATCGCGGACGTAAACAAGGTAGCCGACGCTATTGATCGAGGAGACCTTGAGACGGCGGTGAATGCTGTCGAGACAACGACTGAAAACGTTCGGCTGTCTCAGGCGGCGCAGAAGAGCGCAGAGGCGGCAAACGTGTCCGCGCTCGAAGCACAGGCGGGGGCGGAGTCGGCGAAGGCAGGCGCTGACGCAAGCAATGCTCTCGCAAAGAAGTGGGCCACGCAGACGACGGCTCCGGTGGAGAGCGACCTCTTTGGCGCGAAGTACTACGCTGACAGGGCCGCGCAGTCTGAAAGCTCCGCTGGAGGTCTCCTGCAGGAGGTGAAGGACGCGACTGCGGCAGGCGTGAAGAGCATCCAGAGCGAGGGCGGAACGCAGGTTTCCGCTGTGCAGGCCGCAGGTTCCACTGCCGTCAATCAGATCACGCAAGAAGGTGGTACGCAAGTTGCCGCCGTAGCCGCTGAAGGTCTGAAGCAAGTTGGGGCTGTGCAGGCCGCGGGAGCGGCGCAAACGAAAACTGTCAATGACACGGGTACGACCTGGCAAGGCAAGGTTAACGCCGAAGGTGATACGCAGGTTAAGGCAGTCACGGCTGAAGGCCTGAAGCAGGTAGGGCTTGTAGAGACGGCTGGCACCGAGAAGGTGGGCGCTGTCAACGCGGCAGGTGCGACACAGGTCAAGGCGGTTGAGACCGCAGGGGCGACGCAGACTGCCAACGCAAAGGCTCAGGCAGATGCGGCGGCGACTTCGGCCACGGCGGCGGCCAACGCTCAGAAGGCGGCCGAGACAGCAAAGGCAGGAGCTGATACGGCCAAGAGCGGTGCGGAGTCAGCAAAGGCTGGTGCCGTGACGGCGCAGGGCAAGGCCGAGACTGCGGCAACAACTGCGACGAACAAGGCAACGGAGGCAGGTACGAAAGCCAGTGAGGCCGCAACATCCGCTCAAGCAGCCGCACAGTCCGCCAAGGTAGCCGCCTTCGCTGTTCGGCTCACGTCGACAAACGTGAGCGCCAGCGGCACTGCGGCGCTTACCTCGCTCACGCCTTCTGCCAATGTGAAGGTCGGTGACACGGTGATTGATCCTGATGGTGAGGTCTTCCAGATCGCGTCGATCGCATCGAGCACGTTCACGGTTGGGGCGAGGCTTGCAAACGTCCGAGGCCCACAGGGACCGAAGGGCGAAACTGGCGCGGCCCTCGCGATCAAGGGTAGCTTCCCGTCCCTCGAGGAGTTGCAAGAGCAACATCCGACCGGAACGCTGGGCGACGCCTACATGGTCGGCTCGCGTCTCTACTCGTGGAGCGGAAGCGCTTGGGTCGACTGTGGCGACATCAAAGGCCCGAAGGGCGATCAGGGCATCCAGGGTGAGCGAGGTCCAACGGGGCCGGCGGGCACTACGACGTGGGCGGGCATCACGGGAAAACCGACGCTGGGCGCACTGTCCGCCAGGGACAAGATAACGATCGCCGACTTTGAGGGCGACATTGATTTAGGGAGCACGACGTAATGGCGACGAAACCGACGAGATTCGCTCAGATGGGCGATACGACAGAGAAGGTCAAGGCCTATGTAGGGATTCCGAAGCAGCTTGTGGTGGACACGTCCAAGTGGAAGATCCACCTGATGGACGGGGCGACGCCCGGCGGCTATGAGGTTGCCATGACGGCGGATGTCACCGCAGGCCTCGCGCAGAAGGTGGATACGTCCGAGCTTGAGACTGCTCTCAAAGAACTGATCGTTGAATTTGGCGGGCAAGTGCCTGCATAAGGAGGAAGCGTGAAAACGTTATCTGAAGTGAAGGCCGAGTATCTGGCAGAGGCGCTTGCCTCTCCGGTAGGCGGCTACGTCATTCTGGATAGGAATGGCAAGGTGATGGCGCACAGCGAAAGCCCGTTCGTCCACTGCTACACCGACCCGCTCGATCTTGAGTGGGCTCGTGCCGATGGGTATGAGTGCAAGGACGAGGAGATCGATGGGCGTGTGCTGACGTGGGTGACTGCAAAGGAGAAGCCCAGTGAGCTCTTCCGCTCTGCCGATGGCGGGTACTACACCGAAGCGAATTTGCCCGAGCGCGACGACGCGTTCGTGACCGAGCGCTATGCACAGACGGTTCGCTCCGAGCGCAATGCACGCATCAGTGACACGGACTGCTACATCCAGTTGACCGACATGACGGTGCAGAAGGAATCGAAGGTTGCCCGCGAAGCGCTGACCGATGAGGAGCGTGCGGAGGTGATGACGTACCGTGAGGCGTTGAGGGACATGCCCGCGCAGAAGGGCTTCCCGTTCGTCGAGTATCCGACGATGCCTGCGTGCATTGCTTATGAGTGCGGCCAGAAGGCTGACGCCCGCGCCATGCAGGCAAACATGTATAGGGGGTTCTGATGGCAACTTTGAAGGATCTAATTCGGGCGGAGACGCTGAAGGTAGGCTCAAGGGGAGCCATGCCTTCGAATCAAATCATTGCCCTCGTGGAAAAGACGAACTTCACGTCATCGAATGATGAAAGCGTCAGATATGTTGCACCTTGTGATGGCGTTCTGTCTGCCTTTTTACAAGCCGCCGGAAGAGACAGCAACGCGACTCCGGGGGTAGACATCGTTGATGGCGATGGGCGCAGACACGCCGCAAGAACAATCGATGGATCAGTGCATATGAATCTTAGAAAAGGAAATTCGGCAACCGCGCACTTCTTTGAAGCGCGTGAATATGTTGAACAGTGGATTGTGCGATTCACTAAAACGATCGGGGGGGGGGTATAAACGATACCTTCCGTCGTTGTCTTGCAATCGTTTCGGAGGTGCGCTATGGCTTCGCTTGAAGACTACCTCCGAAACTTTGCCAAGGCTGGTAGCGGGTTTGCCGCTCCGTCGAGAGGGAAGGTTTCTTACACGCCCGTTGTCGACACGGGTAACGACGCATGGGGTCGAGAAACAGCTCCGTTTGTTGGATTCTTCGTTATTGCGTTTGCCGGCTCTAACGTCGGTTTCTGGGATCTTCAAAACGCTACGTCGGGCATTAAAACCTGCGGCATGGGGATTGGTGGAACCACAGGGTCGTGCTTTGTCCTGTGCAACAAAGGCGATGCAATCACGTACCACTTGGGTTCGACAACCGGCGCAACTCCGAACACAAATGCCGTTGGGGTCTACTTCGTCCCTTCTCTCGGTAGCCAGTAACAACGCTCGCATGGAGGTAGCGGCATGAGTATCAAGGATCAACTTCGTGCCGCTATCTTGAGCGGTGGTGCCAAGGCATTTTGCCCACGCGGGGACTTCGTTGACTTCAACAGTCAGACGTTTGTCGCGCCTCAAAACGGATATATCTGCTTAGGCGTGCAGTCGAACGCAGTGAATCAATGGTTCTCGCTTAGCGCAACTGTGTCGCAAGTGCAGGCAATCCCGAACGCTGGGCAAAATCCTGAAGGGTATATCCCTGTTCGCAAGGGAGAGACGGCACGCATAGTATACGCTGACGGCATGCCGGTTAACTTTATGCGGTTCTTCCCTTCTGTGGGGGGGGTAAAGCATCTCTTGCAGAGGGTATTTGGAGGGCTTTGCTATGCGTAAGGACTACCTCCAAGCCCTGGCGAATCTCGCTTCAAGCCGCGCCTTGCCCTCGGATCAAGTTGTGTTCTCGAGCGCAGTAAGCAACGAATTATCGTGGAACCACTTCACTGCGCCAGCTGACGGCATTTTTTGCGTCAGTTCAACATCGACATCCGCAACAAGACGATTCCGATCTCGCACACCTGTTGGGATAACCCTGAAGGGTGGCGAGGCGGATGGGTGCCTGTACGAAAGGGCGACGTGGTTGAGTTTAAGGTCTGGGGTGGCCCATCGGTCGGCGACAAAACCTACGCCGACTGCGTAGCCTTCATCAGGACGAAGGCCTCCGCATAGTTGTGTTCGCAGAGAAACCCCCGTTTCGTTCAAGAGACGGGGGTTTTTGTCATGTGCGCGTGTGAGTTCTGATGTGCGAGATACTGGTCTTGCACGAGGAGAGGAGGCTATTCCGAGCCGACGCTTCGTGCAATTTGAACGGACATGCGAATGATGCAGGGTGAGCGCACCGAGGAAGAGCTTCTGGAGAAGATCGACAAGATCCTCGACGACGCTCGGGACGGTCACTACAGCCTGACATCCCAGAACCTGGAAGATCTTTGTGAAGCGTGGGAGTGCATCAAGCACATCCGCACGGTTCTCGCAATGGATCATTAACCACGCAGGGGGCGATCCAGTCGTCCCCTTTCTTTTTTTTCAATCATGCTGACAACCCTGCAGAACCTCATTCCTCAAGGAGCGGAGAGAGTCATGCTGACCGCAGGCGGTGTGCTGGGCGGCGCCCTGTCATTCGCCTTCGGCGACGTAGGGCCGCTGCTCTGGTGGCTTGTCATCTTCACGGTGACGGACTTCTTCCTTGGCACAGGCATAGCCGTGCTTCAAGGGCAGTGGTCGAGCCATAAGAATTTTCTGGGCATCCTGAAGAAGGCACTGATGTTCGCCATCGTAGCACTCGCGCACGGGCTCGACGAAGTCTTCGCGCCCGTCATCCACTTTCAGATTTTTCAAAGCATCACCATCTGCGCCTACGCGGCGGGTGAGTTCGGCTCCATCATCGAGACCTTGGAGCGCGGAGGCTTGGGCGGAGCGGTTCCGCCTGTGCTCCGTCGGCTTGTCAAAACCCTCAACGAACGCATTGAAGCGCACGCCGAAGAAGAAATGGCGAAGCGCGGGTTAACCGTGGAAAAGGAGAAAGACCATGAGTGAAACGAGAGCCCTTACGGCTTGGCCTGTCGAACTGGCTGCCGACTTCATTGAGCAATGGGAAGGCTTCCGCGAGACCGCGTACCTGTGCCCCGCTGGCGTGCTTACCATTGGCTTCGGCCACACCGGACCCGACGTGAAGGAAGGACAGGTCGTGACGTACAAGGAGGCCTATGACATGCTCCTTGAAGATCTCAAGCGCTACGCATCGGGGCTCGCGGCATGGGTCAACGTGAAGGTAACCGATGGCCAGTACGTGGCCCTGCTTTCACTCGCTTACAACGTAGGAGTTGACGGCGTGGTGCATAAATGCCCGAAGCTTCTTCGTGCTGTGAACACTGAGGATATTGACGAGGCCGCTCATCAGTTCCTCGACGTGAACAAGGTTAACGGCAAAGAGCTTCCCGGCTTGACCAGGCGTCGTCGCGCTGAGGCAAAACTTTTTCTTGGAGAGGAATGATGGGTTGGAAGAAACGATTGATCAAGGAAAGGGATGAGGTGCAAAGTCGTCTTGACAGACTTTCTGCTTTCATCATTGGATTCAGCTTTGCCAAGCTGGATCAGCGCACGAAGTCCTTGCTTCGCATTCAGCAGGGACTGATGGAGGACTATCTCGCAGTCCTGAACATGAGACTGGAGCGGCTTGAAGCGAAGGAGGATTGAGAATGAGCAAGGCATCAGAGGCCAGATACACCCTGATCGAGGGGCGCTACACGTTGAATGACGTTGACTACGTCAAGCATCTTGATACCGTAGGCAACGACTCCCTTATGGGCGGCTTCTACATCGGCATAGTTGTCGGCCTCGTTGCCGCGTTACTCTTGGCCAACTTTCTGGAGTCACTCGTAAAGCTCGTCCTCTTCTTCATAGGAAAGGCGTGACGGGCGCCGGGGCAATATGAGAATCGAAGCCATCACAGTCATTCTCGTAGCCAGTGCATTCTTCACGGGCTACCAACTGGCGGCGTCCTCGTACGGTGAGGACATTGCAGAACTGCGGGCGGACTATGCCGCTCGCGCAGAAGCTCTAGGAGTAAAGCATCGTGAGAAAGAACAAGCGCAGTACAGGTCTTTGGTCGAGGCGTGGGAGGAGCGCGATACCGCTCTTGCTCGCGCCGATGATCTTGGCGCTGATCTTGAGCGGGTGCGCAAGCAAGCCGCCGATGCAAAGCGTCGACTGTCCGCAGCTGCCGGCGGTACCTGCGACGCTGAAAGAGAGCAGCTTGCCCGATGCGCAGACCTTGTCGAGCGAGGCGCAGAGCTGGTTCGACGAGGTGTCGACCTTTCTGAGCGGACTGCGATAGACAAGGATGCGATCGCGAAGATCGTCAGTCAGTGACGAAGTTGTAGACGAACTCAGCCGAAAATTTAGACGAAGGGGGTGGCGCCAAAATGGGTCGAAATTGCCTTGTAATCATTCTGCCCCAACGGTTTGAGGATGGCGCCTATAAAAACTTCGTTAGACGAACATTTAGACGAAGACACCGTGTGATAGTTGGGGTACAAGCTGTACCCTAGCTGGCGTTGGTGGGGACAAACTGTCCCTAGGTGCGACGAACTGTACTAAAATTCGGGGTTGTATACTTCAAAGTGTACTTCGAGTGTACTCAACGGAGTTTGCGTATACCGAAAGGGCGTTTTTGGGTACACAACGTCGACCATTTTACCAACGCTGGTAAAATGGTCGTAACAACACCGCGCAAGCCTAGCCGGGGACAATCCGTCCCCAGGAAGCTCACTCCGCGCGGTTTCCTATACGGGCTACGATAGTACCTGCGCTCGACCATGAAGAGCGCCGAGAAATCCTGCCCATGAAAAAGCCCCACTTACTATTGATCGGTAGGTGGGGCATTTTTTATAGCGCCATTATTGAGATATCGTATTGGTTAATCTCAAGATGACATTTGATAACCGCTTAAATTGAGTGTCAAAGGCATTTCGACTTTCTTGCATTGTTTGCAAGGCAAAACCGAATTGCTTGGCATCAATGAGGTCTTGGTCAGTTAAAGCAAAAATAGGCTTCGATAGGTTTTGGCTAATCGCTATGAGAGAATTAAAATCGGCTATGTGGGACAGGTCGTATGCTTGTAGTTGCTCGCCATTTCTATCGGGGTAGTTTGACAAAATCTTCTGAACACTTTCCTTATCTAGGTCACAGCCAATCTGTTGCAATGCCGGCAAAAGAAGGGTGTCTACAGAAGATCTAATTTTTGAAATCCAACGTTCGAAAGACTTTGCGGGTTCTTGTTTGCGAATCCTGTAGC